AGCACGAATCCCAACCGTTGAAGAAGCAGCCAGGTCCATCATCGCCACCGCCCCAGCCTCCCCACCCGGGTCCACCCCAGCCGCGGCTTCTGCGGGTCTGCATCCAGTCAACGCGAATGTCCGAACTGCTCCACGTCTCGTTTCCGTCCATGACGCGGGCTTCCTGGATCTTCGCCTTCGCGATCTGGATCTGCTGATTGCGCAGCGTCATCGCGAGCTTCTTGTCCTTCTGAAGCGGCATGACGACCTCGCTTGCGAGGTAGGCCACCATCGCGGCGCGGAACAAAGAATCCCATGTGTTCGGGTAAGGCATGAACCGCGTGTAAACGACCGTCGCATTCTTGACGTTCGACATGATCACGGTCGAGCCGGCCGGGCTTTCGCCCTGCGTCTGCCAGAACAATTGCCCTGGTTGCGACGGATAATTCGGGTCCATGCCAACTAAGAAGCGGGAAGGTCGAATGCGTTGATTGACCCACGACGGCGGCAGTGGCGCAGTCGTTAGCGGGGTGCTCGGAATCTGGATATTGGCCGCCGGAATCGCGACGTTCTGCCCGTAATTCCACGGGATGAAGCGGATCTTCATGCAGTCGGCGGGATAGAGATACTCATAGGTCCACGGGATCGGAACGATCTGGCCGACATTGGCGGTCTGCCCGGTCGCGTCGGCGAGCAGCGTCAGAGGGAGTTGCACGCGTGCGAACTGCCAGTGGGCCGCGCGCAGAAGTTGACGCAGGCAATTGCCATAGGCACGCAGCAAGACTTGAGCGGGCTTGGTGCCCTCCTCGAGGTCGCCTATAGTGAAATCGACGCCGGCCGCGTCCAACGCAAGGTTGCCGATGTCGGCGGGGAGCTGGCTCATCTCAGCCCTCCTCGCTCATCGCTGTTGCTGCCGCCTGTCCTTCTTCGGCCGCAACGAACTTCGCCGTTTCCATATTCGCCACCGCGAGCGCCATTCCCCGCGCGAGCGTGTCCGCAAACTCGTCCACGAAATCGACTTCCCAGGTCACCGGGTCCGTTACCTGAGCGGTGTAGACCAACTGCGCATTGGGAATGTTGCAGAGGATCACCTTTTTCGCCGGCGTGTAAAAATTATCGTTCTCGATCGCGAACACGTTGGGCTGCGGATCGAAATTCATGACGAAGACCGGGATCGGCTTGACCGATCGCACCTTCAGGCAATCCGAAGGATAGGTGTACTCGAACACCCATGGGGGAGACGGATAAGTGGCGCCGTTCCAAGGATCGCCGGGCGTATAGCCGCCGGCCGGAGCCTGCTTGAGTAACTCCGCATTGACGTTGCGCTCAGCGAAGCCATAGTCGCCCGCGCGTAGCAACGCATCTCGTGTCTGGCCGTAAATCGACAGCGCGGCCTTCGCCCATTTCGATCCCTCGTATAGGCTGCCTACCCGTTCATTGCGGCCGAGCTTGATCATGGCGAGGTTCACGACATCGGCCGGATTGGTCACAACAGACGCCATCAGCCTGCCCTCGTCTCGCCAAGCGATTCAAATGCGCTACCACTCTCCAGCATCGCCGCAGCAATATCGGGCTTGCCCTTGAGCGCCATCGCCATCGCGCTCGCGAGCAGCCGCACCACCGCTTGCTGAAAGAGGGAATCCCAGGTGTTTTCGGTCGGGACGTTGTTGTAGGCGGCAACCGCATCCTGCTGGTTCGACCAGATCACCTTGGTCTGCACGTCCGCGACCAGCGTGTTGCCTACCGTCCAATCCACGGGGACCGGATTGTTGGGATCGGCCAACGGCTGCGGTGGCATGAGCTGCCAGACTTCCACGCCATTGCCGGGATAGGTGTACTCGTAGGAGAACCCCAAGGGAGCGGCGTTGCCGGTCAGCACCAAACTCACCAGGCTACGCGCGAAATCCCAGCCGAACTGCCGGGCGACCGCCCGAACCGTCAGAGGGTAGAGGATCGCAGCAGCCTTACCCGCCTTCGACCCGTCAAAATTCGGATAGGTGCCCGTGACGGGCGGCACGTCATCGCCAATCAGCCAGACCGACTGATTTACAATATCGGTCGCCGTTATCGGCATGCTTCGCCTATCCCCCGAAAAGTGCGCGAATTTCTACATATAGTATATATGACTAACCATATTGTCCATATATCGTACATAGATCGCCCACCCTTCTCTAAGGGTGCGTTGCGATGCTGGGTTGTGGCGGGTAGGTTTGGTCCGGAGTCGCCCGGAGCCCAAGCTTGAAATACAGATCCGACATCGACGGCCTTAGGGCCGTCGCCGTACTTGCTGTTATTGCGTTTCACTACCGTCTGCCGTTTCCAGAACCGTTCCGCCTTGAGGGCGGCTTCACTGGCGTCGACGTCTTCTTCGTGATCTCCGGGTTCTTGATCACCTCGGTTCTGACCCAGGACGTCCAGGACGGTCGGTTTTCCGTTCTCAGCTTTTACGATCGGCGGATCCGTCGCATCGTGCCGGCGCTCGCCGTGGTGCTGACGGCCACACTACTGGCTGGCAAATTTCTATTGATGCCAGGCGATTATTCCGGCCTCAGTGACAGCGCGGCCGCGGCGGCGTTCGGCGCCTCGAATTTCTACTTTCTCAGCCATACCGGTTATTTCGACCAGACCGCCGACCTCTTGCCCTTGCTGCACACATGGTCGCTTGGCGTCGAGGAGCAGTTCTATCTCTTGTGGCCGCTTCTGCTGGCCTTTATCGTCGGCCGCCGAAAGAAGATCGACACTGTCGCCATCATCACAACGATCACCATCATCGGTTTCGGTGCCAGTCTGGTGTGGTTCGACCAATCGCCAAAGAGCGCGTTCTATCTCCCCTTCCCGCGCGCGTGGGAGTTGTCGACAGGCGCGCTGCTCGTCTTCATGCCGAAGCTACCGCGAGCGGCCGGCGAGCTCACGACCGTGGCAGGTCTGGCGCTGATACTGTTCGGCTTCATCCGGATCACAGAAGCTCATTTCCCCGGCGCTTCCGCGCTTCTGCCGTGTCTTGGAGCAGCTCTGGTGATCTGGCCTCGCCATGAGACCGGAGTTTCAGCGCGCCAGTTGGGCCGCCTCGCGCCGATCGGCCTGATTTCCTACAGCCTTTACCTCTGGCACTGGCCGGTATGGGTGTTCTACCGGACTTATATCAACGGAGCCGAGCCGCGCATCCGTGAGACCTTGATGCTCGCAGCCGTCTCAATCGCGCTCGCCGCCGTGTCCTATCGCTATGTTGAACGTCCATTCCGCAAGCCTCGATGGATGGCCGCCCGCAATATTCAGCTGGGCTTGACCGCCGCGTTGGCAATCTTCTGCGTGGCCATGTTTGTCGACAGCGCCGGCGGATTGCCGTCTCGAATATCGCCGCAGGCCATGTCGATGCGAAGTCTGAATGTCATGTGGCAGTGGTCGTGCCGCGGATACATCCAGATCAACGGCATCGCCCATTGTGAGTTTGGCGCTCCGTGGAAGGGACATAATCGCAAAGCCATCCTATGGGGCGATAGTCACGCCGAGCACCTGGCCCCGATACTCGACGCCGTAGGGCGGCAAGAAGACGTCTCCTTCATTCTGCAAAATCCATGTCCGGCCGCGTTCGGAACCGACGTCTTTCGGCGTTGGCCGGAGCTTGGGCAGCATCCGAGTTACGAGACGATGTGCACCGCCGGACAGAACACTGTCTCTGATCTAGTTGCGAAGGATCCCGATATAGATTTCGTGGTGCTCGCCACCTCCTGGTGGGGCCTCCTTACGCGAGATATCTATTCCACAAAGCCTGCAGAGGCTCAGCAATCAAAAGCATCTCTCATTGTCGAAGGGCTCGAGGAAACCATTCGGCACATCCAGCGTCCTGGCCTGCAAATCGTGATCGTCGGAGACATGGCAAGCCCCTTGTCGCACCTTCAGGAATGCGAGATGGCGAGAATATCAGGACTATTTAGACGCCAATGCGACCCTCGCGATATGGTAATCGGGAGTAAGCACGAAAGACAGGTTTTTGGCCCGATTGACAACGCGCTAGCAAAGATGGCCGGCCGCGAAGGAATTACCTTCGTGCGGCCGAGCGACAAGATGTGTAACGCTTCGAACTGTCTAACACACATTAACGGAGAATTCCTCTTTAGAGACGGAATTCATCTGCGCCGCAATCTGTCTCCTGCGACTGATATGCAGCTCGCAAAGATACTTGGATTCGATCGCATTTTTGCGGCCTCGGAACATTAGCAGCTCGTGATAAGACCGTGCGAAACGGACACTGTCGATGAACCCGAGCAGGTTGCGCCCCCGCCAGAGACGTTCGTGAAGAACGTAGGCGGTGCAAAAACCATGTTTGAAGAGGTGAATCCGCTATCCAAGGTCGGAGAAGCAGCCGATGGCTGGTTATAGCTGGGGCCAAAGGTGGCGATAACACCCTTTCCGACGGCCCATGGCCGGGTGTCATTTTGAATACGCAAGTTGCTCAGGTGCCAATCCCCGAGCGTTAGGCCGGAGTAGCCGACGCAGCCCCCATTCGACGCCGCCATGATGCAACCAATGAAGGATCCGGTTCCAGAGCCATTGACGACGCCTGAGATAGTGTTCCCAAATTCGGTGTTGCCAGTTACGTCGCCGGGACTCTCATTGCTGGCGTTGCCACTGTAGGCCCCGTTTTCCATAATCTCGGAAGTTGAGGACGAAGGGATGGTGATATTCAGGTTGAAATGGAGATTATCAAGGTGCGACGGGATACTGGAGACGGTCGGGTCCCCTTGCTGATGAATGACAGCAATGTAGCTTACTGGCTCGAACGCAGTCGGGGTATCGATATTGGTGTAATCGAGCCAAACGTCGCAGGTGGTGTTATTGCTGATATCGTTGGAGGAGGCATAGCTGGTAACCTCCATCGAGTTTAGCCCAATTGTACTTAGGTTACGTGTCTCCCGGATCCGACCATGGACCCCGCAGATGTTGTATCCAATATAGGTGCGGCCGACGTTGACATCGACGAAATTGAAAGTGGAATCTTCGCCGTCGTTCTCGTTGGCAAAGGGATAGCCGAGATTGGTGGCGAAGCCGTCTGCTTCAACACTGCGGCTGTAGTCCCCGGTGCCGACGAGTCGGACCATCGAGATCACGCCCAGGCCACCATTGGCGTTGATGTTATGCACTGCCATATTGCGGCAGCCAAAGTTGGGTGAAGCCAGACCGCCGCTATTGCACTGAACCCAATCAACGTACTGGCCTCGTCCAGACACTGCTCGCCCGCTGTAGGCAGTTGCGGTGAGTTCGTCGAAGGTCAGGTTGGTGCTGTTCAGTATATAGAAGCCATACACATGGGACTGAGTAAGAACTTCTGTGCCGGCGCCGGAGACGACGAGGCCAGGAGTCCCGTTAGTATTTCCTACATACCACGTGATCTGAGAGTTCGTGGACGTGATGTTGATGACACTGCCGTTGGAGGTGGCAGCAATAGAATTGGCTGATAGCGTAGAGTTGCCATTGATGGCGGCCGTCAACGCCGTGGCCATCTGAGCGGTAGTCTCGCCGCCGGTAACCGTGATGGCAACCGTTTGCGAGGTGAAGCTGTTTAGCCAACTGGAGAACTGCCAAGAAAGCGTATCGCCATTTGTGGCCGTGCCACTGATGGTAACCTGGGCAATGTAGTTCGAGATAAACTGCGATCCGTTCAAGGACAAGCGGAAGCTCGAAACTCCACTTAGGTTGCACAGCTTGGCTTGGTCAGACGTAGTGGCCGGGAAGAAAACCTTATAGGTCTTCGCCGGCGGTGAGACGATCCACCCGGCACCAGCCGTAGAAATGGCGGCGCACATGGTCTGCCATGCAACGGTATCGTCGGCGATGCCATTGCCGACCGCGCCGTAATCGATCGGATTGTAGGTTGTTATCGCCGAGGGGATATCCCAAGTACCGTCAGCTCGGAGATATTTGGCAGTGCCGCCACCAGAGGCCGGAACGCTCCCGGACAAGGTAGAAGTGAACGGCTGGATCAGCGCGGTTAGCTGCGTGTTGGTGAGGCCACCGAAGACACCGCCGTT